TCTGGAAATTTAAATGTATCAGCAAATACGAATCTTTATGGCTACTTATCCGTAACAGATGATACAGATATATCTGGAAATCTAAATGTATCAGCAAATACGAATCTTTATGGCTACTTATCCGTAACAGATGATACAGATATATCTGGAAATCTAAATGTATCAGCAAATACGAATCTTTATGGCTACTTATCTGTTACAGATGATACAGATATATCTGGAAATTTAAATGTATCAGCAAATACGAATCTTTATGGCTACTTATCCGTTACAGATGATTTAACTGTATCTGGAAATACAGAACTAAATAATTTAACTATTACCGGAACAATTTCATATTCTTCATTTGAAGTAGACAACTTAACTGCAACTGGAAATTTAAATGTATCTGGAAATACTGTGTTATCTGGAAATTTAAGTGTAGCTGAAAATACTGTGTTATCTGGAAATTTAAGTGTAGCTGAAAATACGACTTTAACCGGATCATTATATGCATTAAGCGATGCATCAGTAACCGGATATTTAACAGTAACTTCTGGATTTACTTCTATAGGTCCTACATTTTTAATAGGAGGAACTACATTTTCTGGTACAACAATTTTTAGTGGTTCTTTATATATTACCGGTATTGCTACAATAGGTGCTGCAAGTATAACGACAAATTTAACCGTGACTAAGGATATTATCTCATATGGGGATATTAGTTTATCTGGAGATTTATCTGTGGGAGGAAATTTAACAGTATCTGGAAATATATCTGGAAATTTATCTGTATCTGAAAACACAACTATATATGGAAATTTAAATGTATCGGGAAATACAAATTTGTCTGGTTACCTATCGGTAACAGATGATACAGATATATCTGGAAATTTAAATGTATCGGGAAATACGAATTTGTCTGGTTACCTATTGGTAACAGATGATACAGATATATCTGGAAATTTAACAGTATCGGGAAATACGAATCTTTATGGCTACTTATCCGTAACAGACGATACAGATATATCTGGAAATTTAAATGTATCGGGAAATACAAATTTGTCTGGTTACCTATCGGTAACAGATGATACAACTTTATCTGGAAATTTAACAGTATCGGGAAATATAATTGGAAATATAAATGTAACTGAAAACACAACTATATATGGTAATTTAACTGTATCTGGTGACGTAATAGTAGGTGGTAATTCAATTTATAGTGGAAATACAATAGGTAATTTAACTATTTCTGAATATTTAAGTGTATCTGGAAATACTACACTGGGTAATCTATCTGTATCTGGAACTTGTTCAGCAGCATCATTTAATGCAACATCAGATTATAGAATTAAAAAAAATGTTCAAGCGTTAGATATGAATTATTCAGTAGATAATTTACAACCAGTAACATACATTAATGATACATTACAATTACAAGATATTGGATTTATAGCACATGAAGTTCAAAATGTATATCCATATTTGGTAATAGGAGAAAAAGATGGAAACGAATTACAAAAATTAAATTATAACGGAATCATAGGTATATTGGTAAATGAAATAAAATATCTTAAAAATGAAATTAATACTATGAAATATGAAATTGAAAATATAAAAAATACAATATAAAAAAATGAAATAAATGTATCTATTTTATTAATAAATAAAAACAATGAATAATATAAACAAAGTAAATAACGCACATACTCGTGATGAAAATATTCAATTTATTGAAGATGGTCACAAATATACAATAAAAACAGATTCCGAATCTAAATATATTTCTGTAACTACGTTAATACATTTACAGTTCGCGCAATTTGATGCAGATAAAGTTATAAAAAATATAATGTGTGGAAAAAATTGGAAAGAGGGACATAAATATTGGGATCTTACTGCTGAACAAATAAAACAACAATGGGCTTCTAATGCTACTGATGTGTCATGTGCCGGAACAAATTTACATAACAATATTGAATGTTTTATGAATCATTTTATACCATTAAATTATACACATAAAGAAATATATGACAATTATATGCAAGAAAATAACGCGTACATACTGAAAAATGGCTCTATAAATAGTTCCATAAACACTGTAGAATGGAATCATTTTATAGAATTTATTAAAGATACCCCAGATTTAAAACCGTATAAAACAGAATGGACGGTCTATAATGAAGATGTAAAAATAGCTGGGTCAATTGATATGGTATACGAACATCCAGATGGAACATTATCAATTTATGATTGGAAAAGATGTAAAGATATAAACAAAATAAATTATTACAACAAATACGCAATTACACCTTGTATTTGTCATTTGCCAGATACAAATTTTTGGCATTATGCACTTCAATTAAATATATACAAAAAAATATTAGAAGAAAAATATGGTAAAAAAGTGGTTGACCTATTCTTAGTAAAATTACATCCAAACGAAGAATCATATGAAATGATAGAAATACCAATGTTAGATAGAGAAATAGATGATTTGTTTTTACTCAGAAAAAATACTTAAAATAATATTCAAAATAATTAATAAATGAATACTGATATTAATACTTATCAATTATTTTCGTCATTTCCATTATTTTCAACATTTGCATCATTTGTTACATGTTATTTTTTATTTAAAAATGTAAATAGTATTTATATTACAAATATGACAGAATATTTAAATGAATTAATTTATTACTACGACAAATGGGTTTCCAAACATTTTAGCATTGTTGACGATTTAGAAGAAAATGAAACATTAAATGAAACAAATAAATCAAATGAAACAAATAATATTAATACAAATGAACAAAATAAATCAAACCAACTATATGAAGAAAAATATTTAGAAGAAATAAAACAAATGTTTGATACATTTTCATTTAATGAAGACGAATTACAATTACAAAATATAAAATTTAAAGAATTTTATGAAACAATAATTCCAAATAAATACACCGAAAAAATAAATGAATTAGAACAAGAAATATTGCGATTAAATGATGATACTGATGACGAATGGGACGATGATACTTTAAAGGACGTATATAAATGCCAAATAAATAAAAAAATAGAAGAACTAAAGAACAATATTGAAAAACTTAAAACAAGTAAAGATGATTGTGATAATATAAAACAACAAGCAACTAATTTAGCATACAACTATGTGATTAGCCAAAAGATTAGCAGTTTAGCGAATTGTTTTGTTGTGGAGTATACACCATTAGGTAATGTATTAATGTTTTACAATAAAGATGGTTTTCAATATTATAGCAATAATACGATACCATATAGATATTTAGAAGTTGTAGCAAGAAAGTATGTTAAAACATTTAAATGCGTATATCTTTATGTTGATATGAATAAAGAATTAGAAAGTTACAGTAAAAAGGTACAAAAGGAGTATGAAGAAAATGAAATTAAACAAAAGCAAGAACAAACTCCCAATAAAAAAAATGTATTTGCAAAATTTAAAAATTATAATTTAAATAAATCATCGTTACAAATTAGCAATTCACAGACGACAACAAATAATTCTACCAATAATTCACAAAACAGTGTGACAAATAAAAATATTGTTTTAAAAGAAAAAATTAATCGCTATACTTATAGCGGTAAATTAGTTAATTTTAGTATATTAAAAAAAATAGATAGAAAAAAAATAGATAAAAAATATGCAATGTCATTTTCTGATTTTAAAAAGGCAAAAATAAAAACTAACGGTAATGTAATATGAATTTAAAAATAAAGAGAAAAACCAAAAAAAAAAACAAACAAAGAATAAAAAGAAAAACTAAAAGAGCATTTTGCAGTAGACGCATGTTTGGAGGTTTAAATAATACATCAAGTTTAAATAAACAATTAACACAATCTTTAAATACAAATCTAACTGAAAAATTGACAGAAACCTTATATTCAATAATAACAACAGCAGAGCTTGCATATTCTAAATTACAATCAACTACTCAAAATGCATTGAAAAATATAAATTTAGCTATGAACTTTTTAGATAATCAAAGTGAAGTTATACAAAAACTAGAGAGAATAAATAAAGTTTTAGATAATCCAATTGTAAAACAAAAAATTATTGAATTTGAAAAAAAAATACCAATAGCATCGAGTATTTCAGACATAGTAAAAGGAGAAGCAGATATTGCAGTTAAAACCGCAGAACAAGTTGCGTTAAATACTGCTGCTTCCATTCCAATAGTGTCTATACCTTTAGATCTTGCAAGAGATGCATCAAACATAGCAAAAGGAGCTGAACGAACCGCAAATTTGATAGGTACAGAAATTAATAAAGTTAATGAAGAAATAGAAAAAGCAACTAATGCAGCGAATAATTATACAAATAACGCAGTAAAGGCAACAACTCAAAAACTATCACAATCTATTGGTGCTGTAGGTGGAAAAAATAAAACCAAAAATAAAAATAATAAAACCAAAAAATACTAATAAATAAATATAAATTATATAAAAATAAATTGTAACGCTTTAAAAATACTAAATATAATTGTTTAGGTATCAAATTTGCTTGGGTATTAAGTTTTTTTATTTATCCAATTTTTGTAGCCATTACTTTTAAATATGTTAAAAGATGTTCCCAAATGATTAAATGCTATAATATATGCAAGTCTATTTGTATTATCTAATTGATTTAAATAATTATATATATTTTCTTGGTTTTCGTCTGATAAATTATATACATATTTAGGTATAGGCAAATCCAACTCGTCAAATTGGTATTTGTCAAATTTATTTATTGGTTCTGTCATTTTAAACTAAGAATATGATTATATTTATACTTGTAAATTTGTATAAATATAAAATATAATTCAATTTTTTATTTTTTTATTTTTTTTTAATTTTTATAAAATACATTTTTTATAAACTTATTACGTTATGATATAAATTATTAATTATTGTAAGTTATTACCGAAATCAATTTGTTTGCATTATTTGTTTGAAATTGAATATCACTTCTATTTAACATATCTGTAATAGATGTATCTATCGTATAACCATTTGCCAATAAAAAAGAAAATAATGTAGGAACCTCATTTACAGTCATTAAATTATAATCTTGTAAAGATTGTAAAGCTAATCCGCAAACATTTTCTTCGTAATTTCGTTTAAATGGGCTTAAAGGCATAAAATTTACTTTTTTAACAAAGTGTTGTAATGGTCCTTTTGGATATAAATTAATAGTAACAATATTTTTATAACATCTTGTATTAGTATCTAAATATGGTCTACTAAAAAGCATGTATGTATTTACATTTTTATGTTGCATTAGATATATATTTTAGTATATATAAAATTTTGAATACATAAAATTTGAATATATAAAAAATTTGAATACATAAAATTTGAATATATAAAAAAATTGAAATGAAAAACTTATATTACACAATGTTTAAACTAGAATAATTTATAGAATAATTTATAATAATTAAAATAATGATTTTTAACATTACAAATGAATCATACAATACCGATAATGAGTCCTATAATAATAAATCATGTCCCACAAATAAATCATATGATCATATTGACAATGACAATAATGGTTTTGTTAATTGTGACAGAGCAAGTTATGATAGATCTGGCTCATTTTCGAATACCGCGCAAAATAACCAAAATATTATTGACAAAATTGACAACAATATTTTGCTAAATAATAATAATAATAATAATAATAATAATAGTTTACAAAACATTTATAGGTACAAATTTACACAAGAATTTATGGACGAACTTTACTCATTTTCAAAAATTCATCAATACGACCACAGAAAAGATTTTAAAGATGCATGGTTAATTTGGAAAGAAGAAAATGAGACAATTATAGAAGAAGAAGTCAATAGACTTACTTCATTAGGATACGAAGGCAACATTTTAGACAAAATGTTTAAAAGTGCAAGATATTATTTCAGAAAAAAAATAGCGGACAAAAAGGAACCGACCCAAAGAAATACATATGTTGGACTAAAAAAAGAAACAATTGAAATTATAGATAAACATATAATTTCAATTATTAACATAAATAAACCGTCAGATGGATTTTTACAATTTTGTCAAGATGAGTCTAATTTGTCCACAATAAAGGAAGAAATAAGTAATTTATTAAATAATGGATATAAAGACCATCTAGAAATTAGAAATAAAATTAAAAAAACGTATAAAAATAGATATTTTATATTAAAAAATAAATAAAATAATTTATAAAATTATTAATACATAAATATTTATCCATAAATTATTAATAATTAATGATAGATACTAGTTTAATTAATATAAACAAAAATATTAAAAAAAATAAAGAAACACAAAAAAGACAAGAATACCAAAAAACTCAAAAAACTCAAGAAACCCAAGAAACTGAAGAAAAAGAAACTAAAATATGTAAATATACCGATTTTTTAATGAATGAAATAAAGGTATGTAATAAAATAAAAAATATACCATATTATAGTAATGAATTTAATATAATAACTGATAATAATTTCATACAAATAGGTGAAATGAGAGAAAATAGAATAAATCTATCAAATATAAACAATAGATTACAAAATAAATATGTTTTGTGTAAATATTTGTATTCTTACGAAAAATGTATTTTATTCAACGATTTTTTTTATAGTTTACCGACCAAAAAATTAATTATTTTTCATATTTTAGATTCGTATACAATTTTATTGAATTCGTTAATTAAATTGCGAGAGAATAACATATGTTTTTTTGATATATCTTTCAAAAATATAATATTTAACAACAATTTTAAACCTATATTACAAAATTTCAAAAAAAGTATTATATCAAATAAAAATATTGATGAATCATATATATTAAAAGTAATTGAAAAAATAAAGGAAAATGAAGAAATTATGTATAAACCTATAGAAGTATATATATTATTTTATATAATTCAAAATAATGAAGAAACAATGACTTATAGTTTAATGGAACTAATATGTGACAAATTTATGCAAAATAATCCAATTATACATTTTTTACTAAAAAACAATAAAAATATATATAATACCGAAAATTGTATTAAAGAAACATATAAAAATGAATGTCACACCATTTTAAAAAAATATGTCAATAAATCAAAATCTGATATAATAAGAGATATTATTCGCTATTATGATACATGGGGGTTATATGAAATAAATGCATTATATATAAACATTATTAACGATATGATTGAAAACAATATATTTGCCAATTTCTCTCTAAATGAGACTTTTATAAGTAAATTTATTATTTTTTTAATTAAAAACAATCATTTGAATCCATTACAGAGAGAAACTGTTGAGGATACATTAAATAATTATAATATTTTGTTTAATAGCAATACATCACCATTTTTATAAAATCAACGTCGTCTTTTTCCACCCATTCGTTTTTTTGTCTTTGAATTACTTCGTTTATTCTTTTTACTTTTTGATCGTCTTCTAGTTGCTTTTTTGCTCATACTAGAGTGACTCATTGTCATTTCTTCTGTAGATGTTGTGCCTTTTCCCATTTCACCTTTACGTTTACTTGCAAGCTTTAAAGCATCTTTAAATTGAAAATCTGCATTTTTACCTTTTTCTTCATGATATATTTTTTTAACGAAATTATTCCAAGCAGTCGGCATTTATATAATAACTTAATATTAAAATAAAAAAATGAATAATTACAATTATTAATATATTATAACTATTTAATATCAAATATAAAATTTTAAATACTAATATGGAGTTTACAAGATATTTATACGCAAAAGACGAGGTCGAATATTCTTTTACAATTTCTCTCTTAAATAAAAAAGAAGAAGCTAATTTTTGGGCTTTTGAATTGTTATATTCTGGTTTTAAAGAAGAATTAATTGAACTTATTTGGACAACATATTATGATTTTTATTATTCTAAAAACCCCGGATATGAAAAATATTTACTTACAAAATTTAAAGAAATAGATAAATGTTCTACATTGGATTCAGATATAAATACAGAATGTAATATAGAATGTAGCAAAATATTCTATACGATTATCAGTAATATGATGATACGCCCATGTTCGTTAGATGTATTTATTTTGAAAAAAAATGTTTTAGATGGAGTATATCATGGACCGCCTATAGAAATGAATGCAAATATAAAACAAATTATTAAAGATGCAATAAGCAAAGACGACCATATACTTGTTTCACATATAATACTACATTATTCAAACAATGCTATAAACTCAGATAAAGATAATATTAGCATTTTAAAAATACTAATATCTATTTTTATAGATAAAGGTTTATTTTTAGATGAATCTAAGATTCTAAAAGAATATAATAAAATGGTAAAAATACATAATGATCCAAAAACATTACTTTTATCTAGATATGCAAATTACACATCTGTATCTAAACGCATGAATCAAGGTAAAAATATATATTTACGAATAGATTTTGATACTATTAATATGTATAATCAAACATATTCTTCAGAAAAACCATTCAAAATATTATCTAAAGCTTGTATTTACAATATTGACAATAATAATTATTTATCTCTCTTCACATTAAAGAGAGAAACAGAAAATATAGAAAATGCATACAAATATAACTGGTTATACCATGCATCCTTTGCACCTATTTGGAAAAAAAGAATTGAAGAATATAAAGGATTAATTGATAGTAAAGAGAGAAAAGTAATATTTGAGACAGATGAATTAGAAGAAGATTTTTATAATAAATATGGATATGAACCAGATGAACAATGTGCCGAAACACAAAATAAATCAATCCAAAAAATAGTTAGTCAACGTACATGGAGTTCTTTTTATGCAGAACATAAAAATAACGGATTTTTAATGAATAATAAAATCATATATTAAAAATTATTTTTATATTCATAAATTATTATTTATACATTTATAATTAACATATACTAGTAATACCAAGAGACTGAATTAACATACGCTGCAGATCCAACTCCAAATGCAGATCCAGCTGAATCTGGAGATTGAGCTGCAGATCCAACTGCAGCACCAGCAGCGACTGGATACATAGTTGCAGATGCAGTTCCAGCCGCAACCGCGATACCAGTAGGCTTAAGTGTTAATCTTGCTTTTTTGTGTATTCCACCTAATTTAGTAATATAATCAAACAGTGATAAATCTAAGCTTGAACTTGCATACTCATGCCCATTTAAATTTATAGAAGTTATATTTTCATTAAAGTGAGAAACTGCTAATGGCGATGCAGCATAACTTTTTAAAATCTCGTCTGGCGTTAGACTGTCTAAAGTTGTTGTACTTGGGCAAACTAAACACTCAGTTGCCGTATATCCAGTTTGGAAAGTTAACCCACTCGTCCTAAGAATATCTTCATCAACATCACATGTAAAAGTTCCATTATTCGCATTTTTTAATCCTCTTATGGTATGTTTATTTAAACTTGCAAAACTACGTGTTCCAGATGGCATTTTATATATTATATAAATAAAATAAAAATACCAAAAAAAAAATTTCGATATGCAAAATCTTCTAAATATTTTTTATTTAATAAAAAAATTGAAATAAAATCTTACAAATCATGTAAGGTAAATAATATAAACACAATTATATAAATAACAATAATACATCAATAATGGTAAAAAATACAAACGGCGGAAACAAAGCTAAATGTCAAGCACGAAAATTTGTATCTGTTAAACCAAGAGATACATTAAGATTTTCAACATGTGAACTAGAATTATACGCGAAAATATTAAAAATGTTAGGCAACGGAATGTGTCACGTATTATGCAGTGATGGAATAACACGTCTGTGTCATATTCGCGGCAAGTTTTCTGGAAGAGGTAAAAAAGATAATTTTATAAAAGAAAATAATTCAGTGGTTCTTGTTGGATTAAGAGAATGGGAGGTAAATAATACGAATAAAACCAAAATGGAAAATTGTGATTTACTGGAAGTATATAATGACGTAGAAAAAGAAAGGCTAAGAAATTTAGACAGAACTATAAATTGGAATATGTTTTTAGCTACCGAAAATAAAGCCGGAACTACAGAAGTATCAGATATTGAATTTACAGATTCAAAAACTGATGAATATAATAATATTATTGAAACGCAATTGTCTCAAAAAGTTACTACAACAATTCATTTGGCAGATGATGAAGAAATTAATATTGATGATATCTAATAGTGCAGTCTCCTATAATTTATATATAAAGAATGTAAAATTTTGGTTGTTTTTGTATTTTGATTAGTAGAGTAGTTAGAAATATTTTTTTGCTGGTAGGAGAGAAATAATTAATATTTATTTATTATTTAAATATTTATTAATTACTTATTTTATTTACGCTCATTTTTTTATATACTTATTTTATCAATATATATTATAAAATTATACACAATATATTATAAAATTATATAATTTATAATATATATTTAAACGTAATATATTAATATAATAAAATACTAATTCAATATATATTTTACAAATGAATAATACCAACCGATTTGCTGCTTTAATTCAAACCCCAAAAAAACAATCAAATACAAATAATAATAATCATAATAATGATTTTAAAAAATCAAATAATAAAAACAGTATTAAAAATGATAATACATTTGAATCTAAAAAATTATTTGAATCTAAAAAATCGTTTGAATCTAAAAAATTATTTGAATCTAAAAAATTATTTGAATCTAAAAAATCGTTTGAATCTAAAGAAGATAGTTTTCCAAAATTAGAAACAAATTTATCAAATTCGCCAAACAAAACATCCAAAGACAATTATTCTACTTCATTAAATTATTTAAATATGTTACAAACAAAACAAATAACTAATGAAGAAAATGTACACGATATAGTAGCGCCGGGATGGATTAAACTTGAAAAAAATAAAATAACCAAAGAAGTAAAAATAACCTATGGAGATTCTACTTATATTGGAGATGAAGAGAGAGAAATTACACCAGAAGAAGCCATAGATAATTTAGTCTATTTACATGAAAAAAGAAAATATGATTATATTAAATCATGGGGCGAAGAAGATTATAACAAGACATTTCGTTTTTTAAATTATGATTATGAATACTTTGATAATTTGGATATGAAATATGAAATAGAAATGGATAAATTTATTGAAAATATGGCTGAAAACATAGATGAAGAATAATACATGGTTTGTTACTTAAATTTATTAAATATTAAATACAATTCACGTATAAACAATAAAAATAAAGTAAAAGATATAAAGACAAAATAATATATTTTTTATACACATATAGATGTCCGTAATAATTAATATACTAGATAATATGCCTCAAAGACAATTTGGTGAAAATGGACATGCAGAATACAAATATTCAAATAATTTACAAGAAAAAATACTTCAATTTCATTTTCAATTAACAAGAACAGATGATACAAATGAATTACAATCTGTTTTACATAGTATATTACTGTCACTTAAAAATATGTCATCATCTATTGAAAAGAAAGAATGTTTATGTATGCTTTATAAAATGATAGGGCAAACTCGTGACATTATTTCTGGTAAAGGCGAATACAATTTAACATATATGATGATTTATACGTGGTATTTACATTATCCAAATCTTGCACTATTTGCATTAAAATGTTTGGTATCATTGGAAAACAAAACCGAACATCCTTATGGTTCTTGGAAAGACATAAAATATTTTTGTAAGTACTGTAAAGACAAAGGTCTTGAATTAAATCATCCATTAATTCTTTATTCTATTGACTTAATTAATAGCCAAATTAAAAAAGATTATGAAATTTTACATTTCATAGATTCGTATTCATATTCATATTCAGACTCATCTAGTATTTCATTAGCAGCAAAATGGGTTCCAAGAGAGAAGTCATCATTTTCTTGGATTTATGAAAAATTGTGTATTCATTACTTTTCAGAATATATTATAACTGCAAACTCATTGGAATCATACAATAAAGCATTGTTAAAATGTAAAACAAATTATAGAAAAATCATCTCTGCACTCAATAAAAAATTAGATACACTTCAAATTAAACAATGTGACAAAAACTGGCAACATATTAATTTTAACAATGTAACATCAATTTCATTATCTAAACAAAAGAAAGCATTTTTAAATATTAACAAGAAAGGGGGTACAAAATATTCAAATAATGAAGATAGACAATTGTGTGCTACTAATTTTACAAACTTTATAAAATCTTCTTTAAACGAAGATAAAACTATTAAGGGTAAATGTGTAGGAATGGAATCGTTTACTAAGCAAGCAATTGAATTGATTAAAGATAGCCACACACAAAATAATAAATTAGAAATAGATCTATTAAATTCTCAATGGAAAAATAATTCTTTACAAACTGGTTCACTTTCTAAAATGATAGCAATGGTGGATGTATCTGGATCAATGGAAGGAGATCCACTTTACGCTGCAATTGCGTTAGGTATTCGTGTTGCCGAAAAATCCATATTAGGAAAACGTGTTCTAACATTTAGTGAAAGACCAAACTGGATAAATTTAGAAAATTGTTCTGATTTTGTTTCTATGGTACAACAGATTTACACCGCAGATTGGGGAACAAACACAAATTTTTATTCAGCACTCAAATTAATTTTAAATGCAATTGTTGAAAATAAAATGGACCCGGCAGATGTAAAGGATATGATATTAGTCGTTTTTTCAGATATGCAAATCGATTGCGCAAGCGATGAATTTTCATCATACAATAATACATCATACAATAATACATCACACAATAATAAATCATACAATAATACATCACACAATAATAAAAAAAATAATTTAACCTTTTATGATCGTATTAAAGAAGAATATGCTAACGCCGGAATAAACGCAATCGGTGAAGCATATGAACCTCCACATATATTATTTTGGAATTTACGTTCTACTTCTGGTTTTCCAAATTTGTCAACACAACAAAATACATCAATGATGTCTGGGTTTAGTCCATCATTGTTAAACTTATTTTGTGATTCTGGAATGGAAGCACTACAATCTTATACACCTTGGATAAATTTAAAAAGATCATTAGATAATACAAGATATAAATATTTAGAAGACAAACTTGTCTCTACCATATTTTTTTAAATATCATTAAAATAATTAAATTTTCTAAAAAAATATATTAAATATATTATATAAAAAAATACAAATATTATTACTTTAATATTATATTAATTTAAATATTTACACTTTTTATACGTTTAAATATTTAAAATACTTTTAGTTTCTCCCAAAATCGTCTTCATACCTAATAATATCATCTTCTCCCAAATAATTACCAATTTGTGTTTCTGTAAATACCAGTAGTTCTTCACCAATATTTTCTATTCTATGCAATGTATCAATTGGAATATACACATTTTGGTCCTTATTTAACAAAATAGTTTCAGTTCCTAACTGAACTTTTGCATTACCTTGCACAATAACCCAGTGTTCGCTTCTATAATTATGTGATTGTAGTGATAATCTTTTCCCAGGGTATACTGCGATTTTTTTAATTTTAAACCCACTATGTTCATTTCCTTCAACATTTTTATAATACCCCCATGGTCTAAATACTTGTTTATGTAATGTAGATTCTTCTCTCTTGTTTTGTTTTAATTTATCCACAATTTTTTTAACATCTTGTGTATTTTTATTATTACAAACTAAAAGCGAATCATCAGTATTAACTATAATCAAATCGTTAATACCTATAGTTGCAGTTAAACAATGTTCGCTGTCGATATAACAATTCTTAGTATTTATAGATATTACATCCCCATTAATTACATTTGTATCATTTTCATTATTACTATTGCTGTCGACTTTACATTTTTCATAAAGAACATTATATAATTCAGAATAAGACCCAATATCATTCCATAAAGAATTATATAGAATCGTTTTTTTATTGACAAATGCATTTTTATCATTACACAAATTTTCCATTATAGCATAATCAACAGAAATCTTTCTACACTTTATAAATGATTGTTCATGTAAATTAATTATTCTAGTTTGCATATTAGTGTTATTAATTGTATTAATACAGCTATCATATATATCATTTGCATATTTTTGAAAACATAAAATCATATTTTGATTTTTAAACGCAAAAATTCCAGCATTCCATAAATATGTTCCTTCTTCAAAATATGTTTTTGCTGTCTCATAATTGGGTTTCTCAACAAATTGTATAGTATTATTATTGTCATCTATTTTAATATAGCCATAACCAGTTTCAATTTTAGTGGGTTTAATACCAAATGTTACTATTGATTCATCTAAATATTCAGTAGCTTTTTTGCAACAGTTGTTGAATTCTTCATCATTAAAAATATGGTCACAAGGCATAATAATAGTATAATCATTTAATTTTCCCAATAAAGAAGACATACAAATTGCCGGGGCAGAATCACGACCTATAGGTTCACTAACAATTTTATAATTAAAAGATACTCCAATTTCATTAATTTGCGTTTCAACAATGTATGAATGGTCTTTGTTACAAATTACAATTATATTATCTTTTTCTATGTCGCATTTTATTCTTAATAATGTATTTTGAAACATGGTATAATTGTTTGTTAGTTTTAAAAATTGTTTAGGTAGTTTTTCTCTTGATTTTGGCCATAAACGAGAACCAGAGCCACCACATAAAATAACATAATTTACCATTATAACTATAACTATCAGAATAATTTTTAAAAATAAACATAATCTAAAATAATTAATTAAATTATTTATAACTCTTATTTATTATTATTTCACTCATATTTATATTTTTATATCTTATTAAGATATTTTTTGGTATAAATGATGCTTTTTTATATATAAATTGAGAAAAAGAAGATTCATCACATCCTATAAATACATTATTACATTTAACTGCAATTTCTAAATCAATTGCATTTTCGTAGTCAATATCATTAAGTTGATGCTTTCTTATAATATAATTATATCCATTACAATTTAAATAACTTATTACATCATTGTTTATACAGTTTCCTACAACAAATACTGGAGTTGTTTTGTCTAATTCATTATGTATTATTTCTATATATTTTTTTGTAATTTCTACGACATAATTATCAGCAGCTACATTATTTATATCAGCAAAAAAATCTATTAATCTATTTTCTAAACAAATATGTAAAACATTTAGTTTTATGGAGTTTATATTATTTAAAATTATAAATTTATATGCATTATCGCATATTATTTTATTAAATTTAAAAGTATTTAAAATAAAATAAGCATGTTCTATGTTACCTATATCAAATAATTTATTCCATGTACTTACTTGAGTGAAGCATTCGTTTATTATTATATCATTCGTAAGATTCATATTTTCTGATTCAAATATATGTATAATATTATCATTACATAATAAAGTAATTTCAAGATTTTTATTATGGTCTACATACGGATCCCCAAAATATACATTTAGATCTGTATTTTTTAATATTTTTAAAGAATTATTTTTTAAAAAATGTATATTAAGTTGTTCTGTAATATCTATATATTTAAATGAATCGTTACCATACAAGCCATTAAGTATTGTTAAACTTACGTTGTTAGAATCAATAATATTTATATTATACGTTTCTAATGCCTTATTTAAATTATTAATATCTAATATATTATTCATAATTCCTTTAACAAAATAAATGTGTAAAATATTTTTATTATTAGTCTGTATATTATCAGAGTTTAAAATTAAATCAAACAACATAAATATTTTTTCGCAAATATTCATGTTGTCGCTAATACTTATTTCATAATTTGAAATTTGTGTAAAATTCATTTATATAATATATAATATAATATATAAATGAATTTTACTAAAAATATAATATATTATTTAAATATTAATCCAAATAATTACATATTATATAGTAATTTTATCCAATGTGATATAAATAAAATATCTAAAATACAAAAAATAAGTGATATGCATATTTATTTTGTGATATCTTGTTCCAATATAACAATATTAGAAAAATGTAGTTATACAATAAAAAATATATTCGATAATATAGAAATACAAGTAAATTATAGTTTAGACTTAGTTCTTTCTAATTTAGAAGATGATAACAATTATGGTATAGAAAAATTAAATACTGTAAATTTAAATTTAGATTGTCCATATAATACATATTTATATATAAAACCAAGTGTAGTAAATAATTATGATTGTTCATTATTATTGTCATTTTTATCAATAATAGATTATAACGAAGCAGAAAATATGTTATTAAATTATGATAACATTGATTTTTTGAGTGAATATCATACAGAAACTAAAGATAATAATTATTTTTGGATATTAAGTAAAAATGTAACCAAATATTATAATAGTTTAAAAAATAATTCGTCTTATAAATTTAAATCATTCAGTTTAAATAATATTTATCTTCATAACACACCAAAAACTTATGCTATAATATCAAAAAAGCATAATAAATATTATAATAATGTTGAGTATGTTAAAGATGATATTAACTTACATAGATTTAGAAACATATGTAGCCGTAATATTAAATATATTCGTAATTTATACTTACCATATTTTAAAGAAACTAGTATTTACGAATCTGTATTCATTGAATATAGATGTTTACCTCATTTAGAATTTATAATTAGAAATACCATCATAAAATTAGGAGAAAATTGGAGTCACACAGTTATTTGTGGAAACTTAAATTACGAATATATATTGTATATATGTTCATTAATTTCAGATAAAATAAAAATTATTAAAACAAATAATGATAATTTATCTCCATCCGAATATAGTATGTTTTTGACAACATTAGATTTTTGGAATTTACTAAAAGGTGAAAAAATATTAATTTATCAAGAAGACAGTATTATATTTAAAAATAATATAAAAGATTTTTTGCATTTAGATTATGTTGGTGCACCATGGCCAAAAGGACAAAATGATACTATTAATCTAGTTGGTAATGGTGGTATAAGTTTGCGCACAAAAAGTGTAATGACACAAATAATTAGTCATACAAGTCCAACAGAAACTGAATTTAATAGTGATACGTTAACATATATGAAAAATACAAACTCTATATTTCCACCAGAAGATGTATATTTTTGTATAAATATGGAAAAATTAAATATAGGTAAAATAGCTGATTATGAAACTGCATCAAAATTTTCAACTGAATCTATTGTAAATTTAAATAGTTTTGCTGGTCATAAATTTTGGATTAATGATATACAATGGGAAGACAGAATTTTTAAAAATGTTATAATACAATTTAAACCAAATTATTGCATGGAAGGGTTATATCATAGAGGTGGTTGGAAAAGTGTATTATCCAATTTAATAAACAATCAATTTTATAATGAAAATTCTAAAATAGATTTTATTGACATAATTGAGTCGTATTTTTTATGGGAATCTTATTATACATGTAATAATAAATGGTTTGGAATAATTCATTGCACACCAATTACACCACCATACTTAGATATTGCAAACATTTCAAATTTATTTAAAAACACTAATTTTTTAAAATCACTAAACACATGTATAGGATTGTTTACCTTAAATTCTTATATAACAAACTATATAAGTTCTAAATTAAGCGATATAAATATAAAAATACCGATACACACATTAAAGCATCCAGTTACTACAGATGATATAATACAATTTGATTATGCTAAATATAAAAATAATAAAAATAAAAAACTAATACAAATTGGTCAACAATTACGCAAAATGACTAGCATTTATTTACTAGAAGAAAATGACACTTTTGAAAAAATGTGGTTAACTGGTACAAAAGACCATGAAAAATGTAAAAAACTTTTTGAAAATGAAATAAAATATTTGGGAATAGATAACGATATAATTGAATCTTCGTCTGTTGTACCTACATATATAGATGATATTGAAAAATATGATTTATTGTTATCAAAAAATATTGTATTTATTGATTTATTTGATGCAGCTGCAAATAATACTATATTGGAATGTATAGTAAGAAATACTCCAATTATTGTAAATAATTTACCTCAAGTATTTGAATATTTAGGACAAAACTATCCATTGTATTTTAATAAATTAGACGAAGTTCAATATTTATTAACAGATCAACAAATATTAAAAGCACACCTATACTTAAAAGATTTAAACAAAAATGACATAACATTAAAATATTTTACTGAAAAACTTATTAACATTTGTAGTTCGGTATGTTCTTAAATATATACAAAATACTATAAAATACAATAAAATACTATAAAATACTGTTAGTATCACAGTTAATTAAGCAAATTAATTAATCCATCAATCAATTTTATTTCAATATTCCATCCTAAATCTTTTAATTTATTGTTACTAATGTAATATCTTTGATCATTAAAGGGTCTGTCTTCAATGTATTCTATCCATTGTTCATAATTTTCAGTTTTTTTAATAAGTTTAATTAATATTTTTGCAATATCAATAACAGAATATTCCATTCCCTCATCACAACCTATGTTATAAATTTCTCCCAATTCTCCTCTTTCAAGTATACATTCAAATGCTTTTGCAGTATCATATGAATGTAAAAAAGATCTTAAACTATTTCCTTTACCTTGAATAGTAACCTTTTTGTTTTCATTCAATAATTTTATAAATTTAGGAATCAATTTTTCTGGGTATTGATTTGGACCGTATACATTATTTCCACGTGTAATAATTATTGGCATTTTATATGAATGCATATAACTTTGAGCTAATAATTCAGCTCCAGCTTTAGTTGCAGCATAAGGATTTGTTGGACACAATATAGAATGTTCTGTTTTATGTTTTTCTTCAATATTTATCATAGATTCACCATATACTTCATCTGTTGAAACATGAATAAATTTTTGTATTTTTCCATATGTTCGTGTAGATTCCAATAAGACATGTGTCCCAAAAACATTATCATATGTGAAAACAAGTGAGTCGTCAAATGAATTTTGAACATGTGATTGGGCTGCAAAATGAATAACATGAGTTATATTATATTTTTTTAGGGTATTTTTAACCAACTCTTCGTCACATAAGTTTCCATTTACAAATACATAATTTGTATCTTTTTTAATCGATTCGTGGACATTATTTTCATTTGCACAATAATACATTGCATCTAAATTAACTAGTTTATTTACTCGTTGTTTTGGAAAATAATAATTTATAAAATTGCTACCTATAAATCCATAACCTCCAGTAACAAGTAAATTTATTTCTTTTGAAAGAGAATTTTTATATTTTTCTAAACATTTCCTTACACTGTCACGAATATGCATTACATCCGGAAACATTGTAATTAATTTGTTTGTTTCCAAAAAATTATTTGACCTATCTGCAGCTAGTATTTGTCTTTGTTCTTCTTGATTAAAATTTTTCCATTCAAAACAAGGATCAACAATTTCTTTATACATTTGTAAAATTTCATTATGACTTATTAATCCCGGATTAGTTAAGTTTACTGTTCCAGTAATTCTATTACGCATCATATCAATCACGTATGGTAACAATTCTGGCAAAACTGTCATAGAATTAGGTATAGAACATACTTTTTCATAATTCACAATTTTTGTAATAAAATTTCTTTCATTTTTTTCTCCAGTAATAGGCATTCTAATTCTTAAATTTAATACAGTATCGCTATGCGTTTTCATAATTCTATCTGTAAATCCTTTTACGACAGAATAAGATGACCCAAAAAAGTTAGGCATAGAGTCTTCATCAAATCCATTATGTTCTATTCCGAATGGATGAGTATCATCATACTGAAATATACACCCAGTTCCTAAATAAGTATAATGTATATTGTATTTATGCGATAAGTGTGCAAGTAAATATGGTGAAAATAAATTATCTCTCACATTTTCAATTAATTTTCCTTTTTGTTCTAAATAATCGATAGTTGTATATACTTTATCTTCAATTTTTCCATGTGTTCTCCCTATAAATGAAACAATGTGTGTAGGATTATATGTATTAATATCATTAATAATATCTTCTTCATTATCTGCACGGGATTTACTTTTAATGTATTCAATATTTAAATTAGTTAAAATATCTACGAACTGATTTCCGATCCAACCGTTGGATCCGAATACTAATATTTTCATATTTTATTTTAATAACATTTTTTATTTAAATTTTAAATTTATTAAATTAAATTAATTTAAATTACTAAATTAAATTACTAAATTAAATATAATATGAATAATGGATCATTGAAATTAAATAAAGTAATGACCTATAAATTTTGTAGTTTATTTAAAACAAATGCCGAAACATTATTTACTGAAGATATATGGTATTTTAGATATATATGTTTTAAATACAATTATTTTTTAAAACATCTTATACTACCTAAATTCAAAAAACAAAGTTTATACGAAAGTATTTTTATAGAGTTCAGAATATTACCTCATATTGATTTTTTAATAAGGAATACTATACTTAAATTAGGTTCATCATGGTCGCATACTATAGTATGTGGAAGTCATAATTATAATTATATATATAATATTTGCAAAAATATATCTAATGAAATTACTATTATAAATACAAACATTAAAAATATGACCCAAAATGAATATAATAATTATTTGTTAACATGTGAATTTTGGGAACAATTTTATGGAGAAAAATTATTAATTTATCAAGAAGATTCTATCATTTTCAAACATGGCATTAATGGTTTTATAGATTATGATTTTATAGGTGCGCCATTTCCAAAATATAACAATGATACTCCTAATTTAGTCGGAAATGGAGGTCTAAGTATTCGTAGTAAATCTAAAATTCTAGAAATACTTAAAAATTACAGAAAAGATGATTTCATCATTAACAGTTCAACCATAAACTATATGAAAATGGCAAACTTAACTAATCCACCCGAAGATGTATATTTTTCAAAATGCATACAAGAAAACAATGTAGGCATAGTTTCAGACTGGGATACTGCTATGCAATTTTCATCTGAAGCAGTATTTAATCCAAACAGTTGTGCTGGACATAAATTTTGGTTATCAGTCTCGAGAAGTGATTGGAAAACAAAAATGTATCGAGATTTTAATTTTAATAAATATAAGGTTAAATCTAACCTTGTAGATTATTTAAAATATAATAGAATACCATTAGATTTTAATAAAACAACAACTATACCAAATGCGTTTGATATTGATTTATATTTTTTTTGTAAAGCAAATAATCTTGAACAAACAACTAAAAAAGATAGTATCAACTATATGAATAAAATTGGTATGGATGGATTTATTTATCACCCTAAACAATTGTTTAACATATTTTCTGATATAGAGTTATATACATTTTTAAGTAATATTTATGTTTTTTATAATAACAAAATTTTCACTATACAAAATTTTACAAATAAGTATATATATGATGTTAGTTTCGAGATGATATCTAATGTATTAATAAAAAAAATATATAGTTGTTTAAATAATAATTACGATATTTTACTACTAGTTTTTATAGGAAATGAGATAAAAGGAATTGATTTACTAGAACGAATAGCTAAATATAAACAAATACAAAAAGATTTTAACATTGCACTTTGTTTTAACTCAATGAAAGTTTTAAATTCCCCTCAAATTAAAAAATTAATTAAATCTAATTTTGATTTTTACTCAATTTATGTGTGTAAAGAACATGGCACTGATATAGTTCCAACTTTATTAATGTATAATCACATTATAAAAACACATAGTTTTACACATATAATTAAATTTCATACAAAAAGTATTCATCAACCCTATTTAGATTTAACAAATTATTTGTTATCTATGCCTATAGAAAAATTAATTATGAATAAAAATGATGAATGCAATTGTATTGGACATCCAAATTATTATATTGAAATACAAGATGATACATTCAATAATGTTTTAAAAAAAAAATATGCTTCAAAAATAAATTTAAATAAAATGTTTGTTGCAGGCACAATATTTTATTCAAATTCAAATGTATTTAATGCAACATTGAAATTTATAATAAACAACAATTATAATAGTTATCTGCTAAATAATTTATATGAAAATAACTCTATAAACTATAATAATTCTCCAATTCACTTTTTAGAAAGAGTATTTGGAACTATAAATTTATGATTATTTTATGGTTGTTCTATTGTTTCGTTGTCTATCATTATTCTTACATGACGTATATTTTCGTTTGTATTACATTTAGAAATATTATTGTCTGTATTTATTGTAGTGATAATATCATCTTTATTATGTAAAATAAACATTACATCTCGTAAAGTAAAAAAATTCATAACTAATCTATTTTTTATATTAATAATATCGTTATGATTATAAAAATAATTATATAAACATGTGGTTATATATGTCTCATAGTTTTGCACTAAATATATAGGTGATTCCTTATGTAATATTTCTTTATTTAATAAATTTAGATATATTAAATTATAGTCCTTAAAATTTATATTTTTAAAACATCTTGCATAATAATTTAATTCAGTTTTACTCAATATTTCATGACTATGATTCAAATTACTACATGTTATATCTGCGATTACTAAATTTGGATAACATATGTATGATGTATCTTTAAAATTTTCAAACATTAACATATATTCGCTATCAAAAAAATTAATATCTGAAATTCTAATATTAAACATTGCAATAGCTCCTTTTAGAGAATAATAATTTGCATGTGCGCCATATATAACACTATTGATATTTGGCTTATATAAATTATTTACCACATTTAAATAATTTAATTTAGAAAAATTATAATCATGGCTTCCTAACAACAAAAAATCATAGTTATCGTTATATATTTGTAAAAAGTTCTGAACAAATTGTTTATGTAATATTATATCATCTTCAAATATTATTGCATTTTTGTATTTATTTTTTATAATTGAGTATAAACACCATAAATGACTTAAGCAACAACCTAACTCGCCAATTGATAAATTAGTATCCCCGCATATTTTGTTATAAGTATTTAATGTAATTTTATTTACAACAACTAATGTATAGTTTATGTTATATTTTTTCATAAGTAATTTAATATAATTTCTTTTAGCAATATCTTCAAATAAATTTATAACATATATTTTGTTAACTTTATTATTTAATTCACTATGTTTTGAATTTACAACATCAATTAAATTAATATTATAATTCTTAATTTCGTTAAATATTATGTTCATATAAATAATATGTAAAAAAAATATTGTGTAAAAAATAAAATATTATTTTTAAGAAAAATAATAAAAAATATGTAACAAAAAAAATATCTGTGTATTATATAATGTCTGATTCATGTTTTAACGGTAATGGATTATTCAATGATTATCAAGGGTCATATGAAAATAAGCCTACTAAACAAATTAGTAATATTCCTGAAATAGATTTAGCATATTTATCTAATTTAAACTGCATGTCTAGTAATGAATCTGATTCAAATATTACCCTAAATAATATAACTTTAAATTGGTCAGATTTTGTTGCATTATTTTTTAAACAACCGTGTGATGCATTTTATATAAATAGCAATAATTCAAATGCTTATCCAATTTCTTTTTATAAACAAACTTATCAAAGCACACAAAACAACAAAATTAAATTTAATTTAGCTGATCAAATAATAAAAGCGTGGTCTAAAAAGAACAATAAACCCGAATCTTCAATTCCTCCATATTACAAAATAATGCTAAATAGAAATGGGTTTTTAACAAAAAGTTTAGCGTCTATAAAAGGATATGTAATGGGTCTAGGGTTAGATGAAGTAATTAGCACTCTATTAAGCAATGGTGAAATAAAAGTAGCATGTGTAGATGATTTTGCTACAGTAAATTTTACAATAACATATAATGATGTGTTTGAACCATTAGAAACTAATATTTTAGTGTACTTTAAGTATACTACATTTATTCCAGGCTACAAAAATGTATCTGAAAATAATCATAATTGTTATAGCAATTGTGTAAAACCCATAAGAAATTTATCTAATATAAAAATGAATAATACAGACTTTTTTGATTTAGATTTCGCAAGTGATATATGTTCTGTAGAAGAAAATGTTAATGTGTATCCAAATGCATCAGATCCAAATGCATCAGATAATTCAGTAAATTCTTTTTGTTCTTATAATAATAAATCTGTTCACACTACAAATAACACACATAAAACAAATAAATCAAACAAACAATCTGTTTGTGATATAGATATGAATAATATTATTTCAGATAATGTTTCTGAATATGAATCTAATTCTAACAGTAAACATAATATTAAAACAATAAAAAGATCAGACACCAATTGTGATGATAATGGTTCTCATTTTACAGATTGGGATGAGAATAAATCAACTAATAGTCATAATTTTGATATTTGCGATGAAATAGATGAAACAAGTAGTCATTCTAATGTATACATCACTATCACTGATTAATACAACTAATTTTCTGAAATACAATATTTCATTATTATTAATATGTAATTTTATAAATTATATGTAATATATTTATAATATATAATTTATACATTATATAATGACAATAAATCTAAATGGAAACATAGATCTGAACAAACTGAATTTATTGGGAGGGTATACTTTAAAACCAAAGATTTCGCCAGTGGAGCAAACTCATTTAAAAGTAAAAAAATTAAAAGAAAAAATTATAAATGATTTTTTGGTTCCATTATATTCAAATCAATGGAATACACTAAAAGAAAATATATTTTTTTTAAATAATATCCAGAAAACACTTAATACATATTATAATATGTATAAATCAGAAGAATTGCTTGTATATATTGATCTGTTTAAGGTAATATATTTATTAATAGAAAAACATAATTTATTAGAATACACAGAAGAACAAATATATGGAAGAGAGAAAAAAAGTGAAGTTATGTGTGCGATTTTTAAAACGATACCTATTAAATTATTACCAGAATATGAAATATATAATAGTATTATAGGAAAACCTAATAAAAAATTTAATGAAAAGTATGATGATATAATTATTTCAGACATTAAAATTATGTTGTTACAAAAAGATATTAATTATGCAAAAATGAAAAATTATATAGATGAGACATATAAAAAAGAATAAAGTTTCTATTCTATGCAGTTACATTTTTAAAATTAAAACTTTCGTATAATATTTGCAATTCTAATGTAATACTAAAATCCATATTATTCAAATCTATTACAGCCCCACAGTGGTCGACAATTTTTATTTGTAACCTAGATAAATTTATCGGTCCATTATATCTTCTTAGTTGGGTAAGCGGAGAATAGTTATTATTAATAACTAACGATAATTTTCCGTTTATCATTGGTATTTTAGCAATAACATCTTCATTTAATATATTATCATTAAAACATACCATGTTAGTAGTATTTTTATTATATTGAAAATCGTTAATGCATAAGTAAATATATCTATCTCCACCGGCATCAAATAAACCTTCTGAAATAATTTTTTCTTCTATATCAAAATATTTATTTTTTCTGAATCCTATAATCCATCCAAATGTATTTAAAATATTTTGATTAATATTTTCTGAAAAAATTAATGTAAAAGAAAAATTCGTAAATGTGTCATTACTTAACTCTTTGTAATCATTTATTATTTCAAACATACTTTTTAAACTATATGGGTTGATTGAAAATTTTATATATTTTAAATGATTTTCTGTATCCGATTCATAAAAATATTTAGTATTTAAATATTCTTGTAGAGTTTCATTAGTGTAATTTCCTTCAGTAATTTCAATATCATAAACATAATTTTCATTCTTTTTATTAATAATAATTTGGAACTTATTATTTTTTTTTATGTTTGAAAATAAATACCAAGAATTTGGAATTTCAACTGAAACGAGACGCATAGCTACTACATTTTTTATTTCAGCTGGTAAAATATATAGAAAATCACAAGGATTGTTTTGGTAATAATTATTTCGAAAACAACTATTTATATTTAAATTAAACAGCTGGGTTATTCTTTTCACTGAATTTAGATAGCCAGGAGCCACTTCATTTACATCCGTGCTATAAATTATATTTGTATTGTTTTTATTATTTAACGATGGGTCTAATACATTTACATTATAATACGGTGTATTTAGTGATGTTGGAGATATAACTTTATTGTAAACATCAATTTCAGAATATGTTTCTAAATTTTGAATATTTTTAATGGTTTCTACATATTTATGAATTTCAGCATCATTATAAATTACATTTTTTTCTAGAAGACTAAATATTGTATTAATAATTAATTTTGATTTATAAAAAAAATTGTAAATATCACCAGAAAAATTATTTTTAATATCAGAAATATAGTTATCAATTTTTATTTTTGTATCTTTTCTATCATTTATGCTTGTTATTTTGAATAAATTTAATAATTCTTCATATTTATAATTTTCTATGTTTAAATCAAAGTTATTCATATTATATTTACATATTTATAATCTTATAATTAAATCTTATAACGGTATTATTAACTCCACAAGTTGGAGTTTTGAATACAACACTTATTACAAATATAGGAGTAATATATTTTTCATTGTCTTCGTTATCTATTATTTTATAATTTTGAATCATTTCTAGTATATTTTCCCAAGACAATGAAGTCACTACATCTTTAGAGTAATTAATATCATATAAACTATTTAAGGCAGTTAATTGATTTGTTAATTCTACACGTGATTCTATTGTAAAACAATCCCTTGAAACATTTAAGTCGGTTTCAATATTTTTTATAACTTGTTCAAGAAGATAAAAGTTTTTGTTTTGATATTTTCTATAATTAGGTAAAAATGATATGTATGGTATTATTTTATCATTATTACATATAACATTTTTATCTACACCAAAGGTGCCTTTATGTGGATAAAAAATACTTTGAAATACTTCTTTTGATATAGGTATTTCATCTAAATTTACTATATGGTCATTAAACATTTTATTTATTTGTGTAAAGTCTTGAGTAACAATTGCAACGTCAATTACCAAATTTTTGTTAACTGTAACTATTTCTTTCATGATAGAATGCATTTTTATATATTTATTTATTTTATTTATAAATATTTTATTTATAAATATTTTATTTATAAATATTTATATTGATTAATTATTTTTATTTGTTAAAAGATTTAATATATAGTATGATTTATTAATATAAATGAATTGTTGTATATGTGGTCCAGTTAAAAATTGCGCGCCTTATTTAAATAAAGTATTTGAAAATATCGAAAAAATAGGAAAAGTATTTAATGATTACCAACTTATAATTTTTTATGATAAATCTGAAGATAATACATTAGATATACTTAAAGAATACACTAAAAAAAATCCAAAATTTAAATTTTATATAAATAAAGGAGTACTATCTAAATTCAGAACACATAATATAGCTTTAGCTCGTAATTTTTGTTTAAATTATATAATGCAAAATATAGATATTTTCCCATATTTTATAATGATGGACTTTGATGATGTAAATTGTAAAAATTGCAATCCCAATATTATAAAAAAATATTTGCAAAGGAATGATTGGGATGGATTATCTTTTAATACAAGTCCTAAATATTATGATATATGGGGATTATCCATAAACCCATATTTTTTTAGTTATAATCATTTTAATAATAGTGCAAATTATTACTTTATAATGCAAGATTATGTAAATAATTTATTACAAAAATTACCTAAAAATGCATTACTACCATGTATGTCTTCTTTTAATGGATTTGCAATATATAGAACATCCAAATTCATAAATTGTACATATGATGGTCGTGTAAGAATTGATTTGATTCCAGAAAAATATTTAACAAAACATATACATGCCGTAAAATCTCAAGTTGTTTATAATAATTATGGAAATGTAGATGCCAGATTTGAAGATTGCGAGCATAGAGCATTTCATTATCAATCAATATTTCAAAACAAAGCGATGATAAGAATCAGTCCAGAAATATTATTTAACTAAAAATAAATAATAAAAAATTACAAATAACTTTTTAGTTTTTATATGTTTTAATTATAATAATTAAATTATTTAATGAAATATAATACATGAAAGTTAATTCAAATAAAACAATAATTATCCCAAATGATTTTAATTGGAAAAACTATATTGAACTAAATAAAGATCTAAATCATATTACAAATGAAAAAGAAGCTACGGATCATTATGTTAAATATGGGTATAATGAAAATCGTAAATACAAGTATATTCCTATTCCATCTGATTTTAATTGGAAAAACTATATTGATCTAAATGAAGATCTAAAACATCTTAGATTTGAGCAACAAGCTAAGGATCATTATGTTAAATATGGGTATAATGAAAATCGTAAATACAAGTATATTCATATTCCATCTGATTTTAATTGGAAAGAATATGTAGATATTAATGAAGATTTATATTACATTAAATCTGAACAACAAGCAAAACATCACTATGTTAAACATGGGTATTATGAAGATCGTAAATATTCTATTTTAAATTTAAATTTAAATTTAAATGATAACAAAAATAATATACTAAATATGCCATATACATATTTTGATACAAAGGACAATAAAATATATGATAATGTTACAGATTATACAAATAATTCTGATTATGTAAATAATTCATGGTTAAATGAAAAAGACATATTAATAACTAAATTTTTTAATGAAGAAAAACATCCTAATCCAAAATTTTTAAAATATAAAATAACTGAAGACACAATATCAATTTTACAAAAATTTATTTTGGTTGTTGATTTTTTTAATGGAGGAGGTGGAACTACCTATTTTTTGAATCAAATAGTCTCTAAATATAAATATCATCAAACCTTTGTAATAATAAGAAGTTTTAATTTAAATGAAATAAAAATAAACATAAATGAAGAATATGATATCGTAAATACCTATAATATTAATACATTTACAAATTTTTTAAATAAATATAAATATAATATAACAAAGATTTTTGTAAATCACACTTATTTATATACAGATGAATTATTAAAAATAATTTTCGGATTAAAAAAATATAAAATCCAAATAATTGGAATTACACACGATTATTCAATATTTTTTAAAAAAACACAACCATATTATTATGAAATATTCAATTCAAAAAATAAATTATCGCAAAACGTTATTTCTTGTAATAATTATGATTTATTAATAACACAAAATAAAATACATTTATTTACTATCAATCAATTTTTTAAAAATAAAATAGACATAGTTCATTTACCAGATGTAAAAAAATCAAAGTATAAAATAGATACAACTAATTCCAACATTGTAGTAGGAATCATAGGTAATATAATAAATATTAAAGGTAAACAAATATTAGAAAAATTAATAAAAGAATACAA